TCAGGTTTGGCCTTGATCCCGATCCGTCTCGTCCTGATCGCGTAGATGCTCTGCTCTGCGCTTCCGCCTCTCTTCAAGGTGCGCCGCGCGCTCCCGATCCAGTTTTTCCATTTCTTTTTTGTTGGCCTTCGCGTTTTCAAGCCAGCGGTTAATCTCCTCATGCGCTGCTTGCTCGGCCAGGTCCAAGTCGGGGCTGCGTCGGATGACGCCCTCCATCCGCTTTTGAAGGTCGAGAAAATCAACACCCTCTAGGCGCTTTCTCTCCTCCCGTCTGTTCTGCCTCGCAAGAATCAATGACGCCGACGCCTCTTGAATGCGCAGCCGATCCTTCTGTAGCTGTTCAACGACCTCGTCGAGCGATTTATTGGAGCGTAAAGCTTCCGTCATTCCAAGGATAAGGTCGAGATCCATTGCCAGGTCGCCAACACGGTCAAAGAATTCTTCTGAGTAGAATTCCGCGAGATTAGCCTGTTTTTCGGCCATACGAACTCGGCTGTTATCGTAAGCATCACGGATCGAATTCATTCGTTTAACAAACCGAACTGCCAAGTTATCGATGATTCCGAGATTCTTTGCGACGCTGTTTGCCCGCTCGTCGGTAAGCAGTGCTAGCTGGCACAGACGACGGATTACTTCAGCTCGCGACTTGAAACCGTGTTCGGCTGCCCAGGCATCGAGAGTCATTGCCTCCGACTCGGAGAGCATCATTTGGAACTTGATGGTCTTTAGTTCTCCGCGCGCCATAGAGTTTTCCCCAGAATTTTTAAAAACCTGCCGAAGCTCACGAGATAGTGCGTCCCCAGAGCTTGTCTTTGATGCGGTCGTGATAGTATCTTCCATTACATCGGCTTGGTTCGCAACGCAACAGGTCCAAAACTGATGGAAGGTTTTCAGTGGAACTAAACATTCAAGGAGCAGGAATGGAAGCTTCGAACACCTCCAACGCATACCTGACCAGCAGCCAGGTTCTGGCGCGGTACTCCATAGCACCCATCACCTTTTACCGATGGCAGAAGAATAGAACCCTTGGCTTCCCCAAGCCCATGGTCATCAACCGACGCAAGTTTTTCAAGATAGATGATCTCACGGCTTGGGAGCGTGAACGCGCCAAGGTGTCGGCATGAGCCGAAACAAAAAAGCAGCATGGGCTGAGTTTGGCGACCGCACCCACGCTGCTCGATTGCAAGCCGTTTTCAACGGCCCCTCCATCACCCACGATAAGGACCGTCGATGAAGTCTCACTCTAAGCACAGTTACTCCCTTCGTGTCCAGATTTTGAACAACGGCGAGCCGGAAGGGCTGCCGATCACCCTTCCAGGGAGGTTGGCATGGATGCTCCAGCAATTGATCGACGCAGGGAGGGCGGGCGTCACTACGCTGGAAAATCCGGCCCCTCGAGTGGGGCACTACCTGTACGCCTTGCGAAAAAAGGGCTTTGCAATTTCCACCACCTACGAAACGCATGCCGGCGTATTCGCAGGGGCGCATGGCCGTTTCAGGCTCGAAAGCGAAGTTAAGGTCATCGAAGATAATACGAGGGCAGCTGCATGACGGTAGCTGTTTTTGACGAAAAAGTGAGGGCCGCCGCAAGGTGGCTCTCCGAGCAAAACCCCGCGCCGGCGCACGTCGTCATCGTATTCAAAACAAAATTCGAGCTGAGTGCGCTCCAGGCCTGCGAAGCCTGCAAAATGGCCCACAGCTTTAGACAGGAGGGCCGTGAATGAGCAGTCGGCACAAGCGAAAAGGAAAGCCGAAGTTCCTCATGATCGAGGGTTATGTGGTGAAATCTGCTGCATGGAAGGCGCTCACCGCGAACGACAAGGCCGTCTATCTCGGCCTTAAGTGGAAATACGACGCATTCAACAACGGCCGTATCGCTATGGGCTGCAGGGAAGCGGCCGAGGTCATAGGCAACGCCAGCAAAGACACTGGTAAGCGCAGCCTGGATAATCTCCAGGCAAAAGGCTTCATCACGCTCACCAAGCCTAGCGGTTTCAACATGAAGAACCGTGCCGCAACGGAATGGCGCCTTACTGAATACAAGTGCGACGTTACCGGTGAATTGCCGACAAAGGCTTTCATGCGCTGGGCCCCTGACGAAAAAAGCACAGTACGACCACGGGGACACACAGTACGACCACAGGGACAGTGGGCCTTGGAAAGGAGTGCATAGTATGCCTTACGGTACGACCATAGGGACTGTGGAGCATTTTTTTGGGGTTTCACAGTACGACTACAAGGACACATATAGATATACCATAGGAGGAGCGGCCAATGCCAGAGCGTAATACTATGCCCCTCTTCAACTTGACCCCTCCCTGCAAGCTAATAGCCTTCCCTTTGGTTCACAGGGTGGGCAAGATCCGTCGTGTCGCTGAAGTTTATTGCCGAAAAGAGGGTAACGAACGGAAGGGTTATTGGAACGCGCAGATCAACCAGCTCGCTGATCACCTTGCCAGGCTCGGCTATCCCGAAAGCGAGATCGAGCGCCAGCTTGACGCCTTCAAGGAAGCAGTGCGGTGTGAATTGAACCGCATCGCCTATGAGGGCCATGGAACAGGCGGTGCCGCATGACGATAGCTGAACGCAAAGCACGCGAAGCGCACGACCGCGAGAACCCGTGGCGGCCGATGAGTGAGGCGCGCGAGGGTATCGTTTGCAATCTCATGTTCAACGACATGGCTGGGCATCATCCTATCGAGGAGCGCACGTATTTCCTCGACATGGACGGTCACTGGTACTGCATTGAGGAACCAGACCCGCTCTGGAGTAAACCTATCTCCTGGCGGCCCGCCTATGTGCATTTAAGGCCGACCAAAAAATCCGAGATCAAGAGGCGATATGTAAATCGCAATGGGGGGCTGCCTTGGTAAAGAGCAAACGGTTCTGGCGTAAGCCGGTCAAGATCTATGAGATTGATCACGCCGAATACTGCACCGGCTTGCATGTCTTCGCGGACGGTGCATGTGAGCCCAATCCCGGCCCCGGTGGCTGGGGCGTTGCGGTCTTCCGAGACGGCGTGGAAATCGCATCAGATCACGGTGGAGATGCCGACACCACAAACAACAAGATGGAGCTGCTTGGCCTCCTCAAGGGCATCGAGGCCGCAAAGGCGCTCGCTGAGCCGGCAATCCTTTGGTGCGACTCTCAGTACGCCGTGAAGGGTGCCACTGAGTGGATGCACAATTGGAAGAAGCGCGGCTGGAAAAAGCCGGGCAAGGATGAGTTGAAGAACATCGAGCTTTGGCAGTCGATCGACGCAGCGCTTTCTGGAGCCGACCAAATCATCATTTGCTGGTGCAAGGGCCATGCAGGCATTGCCGGTAACGAGCGAGCTGACGAGCTTTCAAACATTGGCTTGGCGTCCGCTCTGCAAATCTAAAACGAGGAATTCGCAATGGGTCACTGGTACGTTGTAAGGACGCGAGCAGGGCAACAGCAGAAGGCGATGCTCGAATTCGAGGAGAATAACATTAGCGCTTATTGCCCCACGATGCGGCGGGAGACCAGGCACTTCCAAACCAAAAAATGGATGATGCGGGAGCACCCGCTTTTCACCGGCTACGTCTTCGCCGATCTACGGATCGCCGATTTCGGCACGCTCCGCGAAATGCGCTCTGTGCTATCCGTCTTGGCAGATGGTGGCGGCACGCCTGTTCCTGTCGCCGGCAACATCGTCGAGGATATCCGGGACGCGCAGGAGCGAGGAGACTTCGATGTGCTCCGGCCGACAGTCCGCCGTCTCAAGGCTGGCGAAAGTGTCCAGCTCAAGGACGGCCCCCTGGCAGGTCATTACGCATCAGTAACGAATGTAGTAGGACGGCGCGCGATCAAAGCTTGTGTAGAGATGTTCGGATCTCTGCGCGAGGTAGAAATCGGGCTTGAAAGTATCAGGAGAGTGGCTTAGATTGCGAATCAGCGATTTGCAGCCTGTTCTGCTGGGCGCCATAGAGCGACCCACGGGGCTTAGGGGAAGGTTCGCGTTCCCCGCCTCGGATTTACTTTGCCAAATTTCGGAATGCTGGTATTCAGCCTGAGTACGAGAAGTTGGAACCCTCACCGTAGTCGTATATGTCAACGTTACCGCCGTTCACCCTTACGGTGAATGCGGAGCCGGTACCGTAATCATGTCCATTATAGGAACCGTTGCCGCTGGCGTTTAGGTTGATAGAGGAGCTTTCTCCGTAGTGATGGATATTGCTCAAACTGCCACTGATACTGCTGCCGGTCGTGTAGTCGTAGGCGTTAACGTTTTGGCCTGAGACGTTGGCCGTAATGCTCATGTGGCCGCCTCCTGAATACGAGTAAATCGAAGAAATCGAACGACCAGATGCGTGGCTGAGAGCGATTGCCGCCACGGATGCGCGTACATTGTCCTTCACATTGATTCTCCCGGTGATTGTGCTCTGGCCGAAGCTAAACAAACAGCTGAACCAAAGACAAGCGACAATTATTCATTTGCCGTCGAAGCGCACTGCCCGGCTTTCGGCGTGGCCACAATTGGTACATGACCATGTATCGAGCCGCTCTCGGTTTCCAAAAGAGCCCATCACACGGCCTGCTTCCTTCAGCCGCATCGTATGTTCTCCGCACTTGTTGCAGGTCTCTCCGGGTCGGGTTTTTAGGCGATCCTCAAGTGCGCTCACTCGTGCTTCGAGGGCCTCCAGCTTGGATGGAACCTTCTCTAGCTCCTGCCAGATCGGAATTTCCTTAAGCCACTTCCGAATGTCTTCGAGCATTCCCATAGTGTCCTCCCGTCTACTAGAGCGAGCAGGCTCGCTGCCTGCAACTCGGGAGTCAAGGGTCTAGCCGCGGGTAGTCGATTTCCGTTTTTTACAGGTGACATCATGAGCGCTCCGTTGGGCAATCAGTTTTGGAAGGCGAGAAGCTCGCACGGGCAGCAGCCAGCCCTCGCCAATCCGAAATCGCTTTTTGAGTGGGCGAGGAATCCCGCTCTGATAGACGGGGCCTGGTCGTGTCGGGGTGAAAGTGGGCAAGTCGGAGTTAACCAAGACAGGAGGCCAACATGGCTCTGCAGTATTCGACAGAAGTCAGGAACGCCAAGCTCGATGCGGTTGAGACGGCAATCGGCGTCTCTGCAGTTCTGAAGATCCGCACCGGCGCCCCGCCGGCCAACTGCGCGACGGCCGACAGCGGCACTGTGCTTGCGACCTGCAGCCTTCCGGCTGACTGGATGGCGGCAGCTTCTGGCGGTACGAAAGCCAAGTCCGGCACTTGGGAAGACACCAGCGCCGACGCAGCCGGCACGGCCGCTCACTTCCGCCTCTATGCCTCGGACGGCACCACCTGCCACGCACAGGGCACCATGACGGCGACAGGCGGCGGCGGCGACATGACGGTCGACAACACCAGCTTTGCCGCAGGGCAGGCATTCACGGTCACCGGCTTCACGTTCACGGCCGGCAACGCTTAAACGGCCTCTCAGGGGTAGGCTATGCCAGTAGGAACCCCGGCACTTGCCACGCCGCAGGCAGGCGCAACGGCTGCATCGGTCACCACGGCCAGCTTTACGCCGACTGCGAATGCCCTGCTAATCGCCTTCTGTGCAGGTCGCGGTTCCTCGGCCACCATCCCGACCATATCGGACAGCCTGGGCGGCACGTGGACACCGATCGGGACAGGGAACGACGCAGGCAACGTCACCGGCCGGTTGTTCTATCAGGTCGCCGGCGCCAGCCCATCGGCCATGACGGTGACCGTCAACACGACGGGCGGAACGCAGGCGGCTGCGGGCGTCATCGAGGTCTCCGGGGCCGGTACGGACTTCTCGAATTATCAGGTGGGCATCAACGCGGCCGGTGATCCATCCGTCACCATGGGCGCTTATACCGCCGGCTCACGCGTCATGGTGTTCGGCATCGGCAATGCTGGCGCCGCATGGACCTCGCCGACCGGGTTTACGGAGCTCTTCGACAGCGAAGTCGCAACGAACCTGCGTCTGGTCCCGAGCTACAACGACAGCTCGGCCAGCACGTCGCTTTCGTGGGTCTCCGCAGCGACCGACTCGATCGGCTTCGGGCTGGAGATCAAGGAAGCGGCGGCCGGCGCAATATCCGGATCGGCATCGATCACAGAAGCGGCGGACACAGTTTCCGCCTCGTCGGCGATCGGCATTACTGGAGCGGCATCCCTTTCCGAAGAGGGCGACGCGCTGGTGGCCTCCGGGTCGGTCGTCTCTGGCATAGCTGGGACGCTCTCGGTAACCGAAGCATCGGATACAGTAGCGGCCACGGCCACAATCGCCCTACGCGCCTCAATGGCTGCGACGGAAGGCTCGGACAGTGTCTCGGCATCGGCAAAGGTAAACGTCGCTGCTGTGGCCTCCCTGAGCGAAAGCGCCGACACGGTTTCGGCGACCGGCGCAATAGCATCAGCCTCCCGCACAGGCTCGGCAGATATAACCGAGGCAGACGACACGCTCGCAAGCGCGGCGGTCATCAGTCTCAAGGCAATCGCCAGCGTAACAGAAGAGGGCGACACCCTCTCGACAATTGCCGGGCCCAGGATCGTCGGCACTGCATCGCTTGCAGAGGCAGGCGACACCGTCGCAGCCCGCGCCGTTCCTCTGATGGTGACAAGCCCTCGGGAGAGAATGGCCAGCGTACCGGCAGAAGACAGGATGGCGGCAGTGATGGCAGAGATCCGCACCGTCGCGATCAAGGCAGAAGTCAGGACAGCAGCAGCCCCAGCCGAAACCCGGCGCGCGGCAGCGTAAAGAGGATTCGACATGGCGCTGACGTGGCCTGCCATCAAAGACCCGGACGAGGTGAAAGACTACAACCTCGACTGGTCCGCTCTCCTTGGGGCGTCCGACACGATCACAAGCTCGACATGGACAATCGACGAGGGCGACAGCCTGACGATCGACAGCGACAGCGCCACGACCACGGCAACCACCATATGGCTTTCAGCAGGCACGGCCGGCACGAATTACAGCCTACTTAACCGTGTGGTGACCGCAGGCGGCAGGACATACGACCAGACGGTACGGCTCAAGGTTCGTGTGAAGTAGGCGCCCGACCGCCAGGCGAGTGTAACAGTGTCTAGACTTGAGGCTCGCTGGGACTTTCAACACCGCGGTCGGGATCCCAATCCTCTATGCCGCCCAAGAATTCCTTAATGGTTTCCACCGATTGAGTCCAAAAGGTCTCGTCTGGAATGGGTTGCACTTTACCGTTGGCAGCTTGAATAATGTCTCTGACCTGTTGGTGAGTTTCGCGGACGTATTGACGCTTGCCGCCCACATCGAACGCAGAGTTTATTCCGTCCCGGTTGGGAGCGATTGGCATAGGCCCCGCGGCTGAATGAGCGTCGACCCAAACCGGGGAACCAGCAGGTTGGGTAAACGAGTGAAGCGTTGCCAGTTCGGTCTTAACCGACGCTGCCACCGCAGATGCTTCCTCCACAACGACAAAGTCTTGGCTCGCATTCACGAGAGTATTGCCGAGGTCGTTGTCCCAATCCGCCACGGTCTTCCTGATGCGCAGAACAGTCGCCCCATCAATCTCAAACGAATCTCCATTGGACTTGGTCAACTTTATCATGAGTGCCTCCTTCAGGAACGACCGGAGATTGCGCCTAGTTGCAGGGGCTGTCGAGTCAGGAAAGCCCGTAGTCAATTCAAGGCAACTTCAGCGGAGAAGGCTGGGAAGAACCATGAACGACGACAGCCGAAATAACGGGGAGAAAACGCGCAAACCGATGCCTCCGGTGGAGCATCAGTTCAAACCGGGGAATCCCGGCCGGCCGAAAGGCGCGCGCAACAAACTCGGGGAAGCGTTCATCGAGGCGATGCACGTGGACTTCGAAGAGCACGGCACAGAGGTTATCGCCCGCGTCAGAGCCGATAAGCCAGACCAATACCTGAAGGTTATCGCCTCGATCCTGCCCAAGGATCTGAACGTCAACATCAACAACATGGACGATTTAACGGATGACCAGCTTATCCAGCGCATCCGGCAACTTGATTCCGCAATCCGGCCTTTCCTCGATGCTCAAGGAGCAAGCGGCTCTGTTGACGGAATTGGACCGGAGACGGCGCACTAACCTGCTGAGCGGGTACAAGCCGTATTCGAAGCAGATCCAGTTCCACGAGGCAGGGGCGACCTACCGCGAACGCCTGTTCATGGCGGGCAACCAGCTAGGCAAGACGCTTGCCGGCGCTGCTGAAGCCTCAATGCACCTGACGGGGCAATATCCCGAATGGTGGACGGGGCACCGCTTCGACAAGCCCGTTGTGATGATTGCCGGCTCTGAATCGTACGAGCTGACGCGCGACGGTGTGCAACGCCTTCTCGTCGGGCCCCCGATGAGCGAAGAGGAGTGGGGCACTGGGTATATACCGAAGGCCGTGATTGTCGCCACGACTCGCCGTTCTGGCGTTTCTGGCGCATTGGATAGCGTCACGGTTCGGCATGTCTCGGGCGGGTCGTCAACGCTCCTGCTCAAGGCATACGAGCAGGGTCGCGGTAAGTGGCAGGCAAACACGGTTGATTATATCTGGTTCGATGAAGAGCCACCCGAGGACGTTTACTTCGAGGGGATCACGCGAACCAACGCAACGCGCGGATTGATCGCGGTCACATTTACGCCTCTCAAGGGCATGAGCACGGTTGTTGCTCGCTTCATCATGCCGGGGGAAGATCCTGGCGCGCTGCAGCGTAGCGTCATCACCATGACGATTGATGACGCGGAACATTACAGCGACGAAGAGCGCAAGCGCATCATTGACAGCTACCCTGCTCATGAACGGGAAGCGAGAACGAAGGGTGTCCCGTCACTAGGCTCTGGGCGCATCTTCCCGATTGCGGAAGAGAGTATCCGGATCGACGCCTTCGATATCCCGAAGCATTGGGTGCAGATCGGCGGATTGGATTTCGGGTGGGATCATCCGTTCGGTGCCGTTGGCTGTGCCTGGGACCGCGAGGCAGACGTATTCTATGTCACTAAGGCATACCGCGAGCGGGAAGCGACCCCGATCATTCACGCGGCTGCTCTCAAACCGTGGGGTACCTGGTTGCCGTGGTCGTGGCCTCACGACGGCCTGCAGCACGACAAGGGCAGCGGCGAGCAACTGGCGGCCCAGTACCGCGCTCAGGGGCTGACGCTTCTTCCCGAAAGGGCGACCTTCGACGACGGCACCAACGGCGTCGAAGCCGGGCTCTCTGACATGCTGCAGCGGATGCAGACCGGACGTTGGAAAGTCTTCTCGACGTGCTCGGAGTGGTTCGACGAATTCCGCCTCTATCATCGGAAAGACGGCAAGGTTGTTAAAGAGCGCGATGACCTGATTTCGGCGTCTCGTTACGCGCTGATGATGAAGCGCTTCGCGAAAGTCAAAGCTGACGCGGCCGCGTGGAAATTCACTGATCGGAAGGTTGTTTAATGGCTGCGATGTCAAAACAGCAGGTTGCTGCCCAGGTCTCGCAGCTCGTCAAGGATTGCGAGAACTACCGGGACGAGCTCTCCGTCGACCGCATCAAGGCGATGGAATACTACGACGGCATCATGAAGGACACGCCGGCCGATCCGAACCGGTCGAAGGTGGTCTCGCGTGATGTCCGCTCCGCCATCAAGAAGGTGCTGCCGTCCGTCATTCGCACCATTCTCGGCAACGACAAGGTCGTCGAATACCAGCCGGTCAACGAAGGGGACGAGGCCGCAGCCGAGCAAGCGACGGATTACGTCAACTTCGTCGTGTTCCCCGAGAGCGATGGATATGACGCCGTACAGGATGCAGCGCACGACGCGCTGAAGCTCCGCAATGGCATTATCCGCTGGTGGTACGACAAGAAGCGGAAGGTTCAGGTATCCAAGCATACCGGCCTTGAGGAGCAGGCGCTGGTTCAGCTCGTCGCCGACGATGATGTCGAGGTGCTGGAGCAGGAAGCCTACGAGGAGCAGATCGACACACCGCAAGGGCCGCAGCCGGTCAAGCTCTACAATGTGAAGATCCGGCGCGTCTCCGAATACGGCTGCACGAAGCTCGCCGTGGTGCCGCTCGAGGAGTTCCTGATCCATCCGGACGCTATCTCGATCAACGACAGCCCGATAACGGGCATGAAGACGCGCCTGCGCCGCTCCGATCTGGTCGAGATGGGCTATGACCGGGAGAAGGTCGACAGTTTCCCGGCCTCGGGCTCCGATATCGATGAGGAGGAAGAGGAATTCACCCGCCGGCGCGATGCCTTCGACGAGAACGACTCCATCGTCAAGGCTTTGCAGGAGGTCGATTACTACGAGCTCTATGTGAAGATCGATGCGGATGACGACGGTATTGCCGAACTGCGCCGCATGGTCTTTGCCGGCGGCTTGGCGGAGGTCAATCTCCTCGACGATGAGGAATGGGATGAAGTCCCCTTCGCCGACCTGATCACCGAACGGCGGCCGCATCAGCGTGAAGGCAATTCGGTTACCGACGACATGGCGGAGATCCAGCGCGTCAAGACGGTGCTGATGCGCCAGACGCTGGACAACCTCTATTGGCAGAACAATCAGCAGCCCATCGTTCAAGAGGGCACGATTGCCAATCCGGAAGCGGTGCTCAATCCGAAATTCGGGCAGCCGATCCGCGTCAATCAGGGCATCGATGTCCGCGGGGCGGTCGGCTACAACACCGTGCCATTCGTCGCCGAGCAGTCGTTCGGCATGCTCTCCTATCTCGACCAGGAGGCGACCGACCGCACCGGCATATCGGACGCCTCCTCCGGCATGGCGCCGGATGCATTGCAGAACATGACCGCCAAGGCTTCGGCGATGATCGAGGCGGCAGGCGTAGGCCAGACGGAATTGATGGTCCGCACGTTCGCCCAAGGCCTCAAGCGCGTGTTTCAAGGCCTCCTGCGGCTGGTAATCAAGCACCAGGACAAACCGCGCACAGTGAGGCTCAGAAACCAGTGGGTGACGTTCGATCCTCGCCAGTGGAATGCGGAGATGGATGTCACCGTGAACACCGGTCTTGGCGCCGGCACGCGTGAGCGGGACATGATGATGATGCAGGTGGTTGGCCAGCAGCAGGAGAAGCTGCTCGCGGCTTACGGGCCGGTCAACAACCCCTATGTGTCGGCGGAGAACATCTGGAATTCGGTATCGCGCGGTGTCGAGGCCGCCGGCCTTCGCACTCCGGACCTCTACTTCACCAAGCCGACGCCCGAGCAGATCGACCAACTGCAGAAGGCGCAGGCGAACAAGCCCGATCCGGAAATGGAGAAGGTCAAGATCAAGGCGCAGGCCGACCAGCAGAGGGCGCAACTCGACGCCCAGCTCCAGCGCGAGAAGATGCAGCAGGAAGCGCAGCTTGAAACGCAGCGCATTCAGCAGGAAATGGCCCTGAAGCGCTATCAGATCGAGCAGGAGATACAGCTCAAGCGGCAGACCAACGCCATGCAGATGCTGACGCGTGATCCGGTATCGAGCGTGAACATCGGCGGAGATCCGGGCTGATGCGGCAGGAAGACAAGACCGCAGCCGCCCGCGTGCTGCTCGATATGCCGCTCTTTCATCTGCTGATGGACGAGTTGGAGATGACGGCTGTCAACGGCTGCGTCAACGCCAAGAATACAGATAATGATGCCCGCGCCGCCTTTGCGGCCGAAGTGCGGGCAATCCGGAATCTCAAAGGCAAGATCAAGTTCCTCGCCGAGGGACAATCCTCTGCCGATGGGAAGGGCGCCCCGGCATAGGGCCGCGGCCAAACCTAAAAGGCAAAGCCAGACATGACAGACGCAGCCACCAACTCCCCTTTCGTGGGGGAGAGTGATAGCGGTCGCCCCGCACTCAGCTTCGATGACGCTGTAAACCTCGACTTCGCCGAGTCCTCCGAGACCAACGAGCCGGAAGAGGAAGAGCAGCAATCGACGAATGCGACGGATGAGGCCTCTGAAGATGGCCAAGAGACCGACGATCCCGCAGCCGAAAGCGACGAGTCTACCGAACCCGAAGAAGAGGGCGCGGAGACCAACGAAGCCCAGGACACCATCATTACCCTGAAAGGCGGTGAGCAGGTTCCTCTCGAGGAGCTGAAGCAGGGCTATTTGCGGGAGAGTGACTACCGCCGGAAAACTCAGGAGCTCGGCAACAAGCGCGGATCTCTTGAGGCCATGACCACCCGCGTCGCCTCTACGGCGAACGCCATCGCAGAATTCCTGATCCAGCAGCTACCACCGGAGCCATCGCGCACTTTGGCGATGCAGAACCCGAACGAGTACACGCGCCAGAAGGCCGCTTACGACGGGGCTCTTGAACAGGTTCAGCGCCTCATCGACATGAGCGCCGAGTCAAAACAGGTGGCGGGTGAACTCAAGCAGGCCGCGACAGAGGAAACTCTTGCGGCCGAGAACGCCAGGCTGCTCGAAGCCTTCCCGCACCTCGCCAAGGAGGAAGCCCGAGAGAAGTTCTTTACCGACGCCTTCAAGGCCGGCCAGGACTTCGGGTTTTCTCAGGACGAGATGCAGGGTTTCACCGATCACCGTTACTTCAAGGTCATCCACTACGCCCAACTCGGCCTCCAGGCAGAGCAGGCGAAGAGCAAGGCCATGACGAAGGTGGCAAACGCCCCGCCGGCGACGGCGAAGGCCAAGCCGAACGGGCCGGTTAACCCGCAGGCGCGCAAGAACCAGGATGCGATGAAGAGGTTGTCAAAAACCGGGTCGATCAAGGACGCGATGTCGATCGACTTTGAATAACCCATCTTCAAAGGATCAGAACCATGGCAGCTCTCGCCAACACCTTCCAGACCACGAATGCGGTCGGCAACCGTGAAGAACTCTCCGACGTGGTGTCGCGCATCACGCCGGAAGACACCCCGATCTACTCGCTCATCGAAAAGGGCAAGTGCGTTTCCGTCCATCCCGAATGGGAAACGGACGAACTCGCCGCGCCGGCCGCGAACATCAAGCCTGAGGGCGACGAATACACCTTCGGCGCCATCACCCCTCCCGAGCGCATGGGCAACTATACCCAGATCATGCGCAAAGAGTGGATCATCTCCCGCACGCAAGAAACTGTGAGCAACGCCGGCAACGCTGAAAAGCGGAAGTATCAGAAGCTGAAGAAGGGCGTTGAAATCCGCAAGGATGTCGAGTTCGCCATCGTCGACACCAACGCTTCCGTGGCGGGCTCCACCCGCGAATTCGGTTCGCTCAACACCTGGATCGAGACCAACGTTTCCCGCGGTGCCGGTGGCGCCAACGGCGGCTTTGACTCCGGTACCGGTCTGACGGTCGCCCCGACCAACGGCACGCAGCGAGCCTTCACCAAGGCCATCTTGGACAGCGTGATGCAGTCGGGCTATCAGAACGGCGCCAACTTCCGCCACGTCTCGGTATCGCCATACAACAAGAGCGTGTTTGTCACCTTCATGTCGGACGCCAACGTGGCACCGTTCCGCTATGCCGTCTCCAAGGGCGGTGAGCGCAACACCATCGTTGCTACGGCCGACTACTACGAGGGCCCGTTCGGCACGGTGATGATCCACCCGAACCGCGTGCAGGCGGTCGGCGCTGCCCAGGCGCGCAATGCCTTCTTCCTCGACACGGACATGGTCGAATTCCTCTGGCTCGACAAGATCCAGGAGGACAAGAAGGTGGCCAAGACCGGTGACGCCGACAAGGGCGTGATCATCGGCGAGGGCACGCTCAAGGTGAAGAACGAAAAGGGCCTCGGCGTCGCTGCCGACCTCTTCGGCCTCACCGCCGCGAGCTAATCGGGCTCGATCATTATCAACAGGGGCGGGCTTCGGCTCGCCTCTTTCCATTTCAGGAGACAGAGACAATGGCAGACGCCAAAAAGACCCCCGTCAAGCTGCTCTATGACGTGTGGTTCAAGGATGACGAGCGCACGCCGGCCGGGACCGTAATCGAAGTTCCGGTTTCGGAAGCCAAGAAGCTCATCGACGCCGGTAAGGCCGAGCGCGCCGATCCGCTTCCCGGAGATGCCGAATGATCATCAGAGACGGAGAGTGGACGCTCTTTGACCACGACATGACGACCGGCCGCTCCGTCTGGCACTATTTCGACGGGGAGAAGGACGTTTTCCGCGTCGATTATCCGATTACGAACATCGTCAACCAGAACCAGGCGGTTCGCAATGAGGCGAGCCGCGCATGGGCCGGGGACTGGCACCGGGTCGCCTCCATCCCGCTCAACATCGCCTATGACTCCGGCCTCGTGCAGGCCCACACAGAGGGCGACGACCGCTATGTGAAGCGGTTCCTCAACAGTTCCGATAACCGCGCCTGGCGGACGAAAGAGGGGCATCTATGACCATCTCGGACTATGCGTCCCTTCTGGTGGATGCCGGCGAGTATTCGGGGCGTGAGGATATCGCGCACAACTTCCCGCGTTTCGTCGGCCTTGCGGAGCTGAAGCTGAACCGCGGGCTTCGCATCGCCGACATGGAAGTGACAGACGAAATCTCTCTGATTGATGGCGACGGCACGCTTCCGGCTGACTTCCTCGAGGCGCGCGAGGTCAAGAACGCAGCCGGCATTCCCATTCGTGCAATCTCGCTGCAGCAGTTGACGAACAGCTATATGGACCGGAGCGGCACGGCGCCGATCGGCTATGCCATCGTCGGCAACACCATTAAGGCGCGTCCGATCTCCGATCAGGACCTTACCGTAACCTATTACGGGCGCATTCCGGCTCTCACGCCATCCAACCCGACAAACTGGCTCTTGGAGAAGGCGCCTGACGTCTACCTGTTCGCGCTGGTCAACGAAATTGCGATATGGGGCAAGGATGTCGAAGGGGCCACCGCTGCACAGCAATTGATGATGCTGGCGCTTAGCGGGCTGAAAATCGAAGACGAGCGCAGCCGCTGGGGCAATGCGCAGATGGTTGTCGGAGGCGTCACGCCATGACCTTGCTTTCCGCGATCAATCAGGTTTGCGATATCGTCTCGCTCTCGCAGTTCGACAGCGTCTATGGCTCCGACGAGCCGAACGCGCAGACGATGGTCGCGATGGCACAGGAAGCCGGCGACGAGATTGCGCGCCGCGCCGATTGGCAGAAGACGCTGAAATCCCACACCGTCACCGCCTCCCCGGAAAACCTCCCTACCGATTTCCAACGCCTGACGCCCGGCGGATCGGTCAGAACGTCTGCCGGTGCCTTTGTGCGCCCGGTCACCAACAGCGGCCAATGGGCGGTGATTGTCGGCATTCCCTCGGCACAGCCGTATTTCTTCATCAAGGGCGGGCAGGTGCTTTTTTCTCCAGCCACAGCCGCTGTCGGTGCCAACATCGATTACGTCTCGAAAAACTGGATACTGAACGATCCAGCCGGGCCGCAGTCGATATTTGCGGCGGACGACGACACGACGCTCTTTCCGGAAAGGCTGCTCGTGAAGGGCATCATCTGGCGCTGGAAGCGACAGAAGGGCCTTGCCTACGAGGACAATCTCGCCGAGTTCGAAGCCGACCTCGCGCAGGAGATCAACGCCGATCGGGGGGCAGGATGAGAATTCAGCCCAGGCCGGCCCGTATAGGGCAATCCAACCGTGGCTCGGTATCGGTAGGCCGGGAGCAGTCATCGCAGCCGGTGACCTTCCCTGCGCCAAAGGGAGGCCTTGTCACCACGGCGGACATGGCCTCGCAAGAACCCGGCTCGGCAACGGTGCTCCGGAACTTCTTCCCAACCCTGATGGGCTGCAAAATCCGCGGAGGATCGCAGAAGAAAGGCCTCGCGGCAGACGGCGGCGATATCAAGAGCGCGTTCAAATACAAATACGGCTCGAATGAGAAGCTGTTCATGGCAACGAGCGCCGGCATCTACAACATGACCGCGCCGGCCGACCCTCCGACCACCACGGCCGCGGATGTTTCGGGCATGAGCGGCGGCGACTGGTGCGCCTTCCAGCATACCAATGCCGGCACCTCCTGGCTGGTCTGTCTGAATGGTGCCAACGACCGGCAGCTTTACAACGGCACGACCTGGACGACGGCGCCCGCCATCACCTTCACCGATGGCACGACGATGCCGCAGTTAAATTATGGTTGGCTGTTCAAAAACCGGGAATTCTTCCTAAAGAACGGCACGCTTGACGCCTATTACCTGCCGGTCAACGCCATTGGCGGCGCGGCAGTCGTATTCCCGCTCGGCGGCGTGATGAAGAAGGGCGGCTCGCTGCTGACGGGCTTCTCCTGGTCGCTGGAAAGCGGCGACGGCCTTTCCGACCTCTGCGTCTTCCTGTCGACCGAGGGCGAGATTGCCGTCTATGCCGGCTCCGACCCGTCGAGCGCATCGGATTTCGCCTTGAAGGGCGTCTATCAAATCGGGCGGCCGCTCGGCAAAAACGCATGGATCAGGGCAGGGGGTGATATCCTCATTGCCACCACGGACGGCCTGACGCCGATGTCGCAAGTCTTCCAACGCGACCGGCAGTCGCTTTCCCTGGTCTCCGTGTCGCGCCCCATCGAGGACGATTGGCGCAAGGCGGCAAATGCCACCGGAACCGGTTGGACGCTAAAACAATGGCCGGAGCAAAACCTTGTCTTCGTGGCCTTTCCCGAAAACACCGTCGTCACCGACACGACCTTTGTCCTGAACGTGCTCACCGGGCGGTGGTCGACGATCAGCAATTGGCAGGCGCTCTGTTATGAAACGCTTCAAGGCGGCCTCTTCTTCGGCTCCCTCGATGGCTACATGTGGCAGGGGGACGCCAGCGGTACGGATGACGGGCTTACCTTCTCGGCGAGCTACCTTTCGCAGTTCTCGCCGGCCGGCCAGTTTGGTCAAAGGGCGACGGCGTCTCTTGCTCACATGTATTTCCGGGCAAAAACGAAGCCCAAGGTCAGGCTGTTCGCTCGCTCTGACTACGACAGATCAACGCCAACGTTTGATTCCGTCACCGAGGGCGATTCTTCATCTTCGGAATGGGACGTGGGCTTGTGGGACGTGGCCCTTTGGGACGGCGTTTCCCAGGTGCAGCGCTACGACTTCCGGCAGAACGTCCGGGCCACCGGTGACATGCTGGCGGTCGGATGCGTCATCACATCGGGTGGCGATTTCAAGCTTGATATCGAGGTCGACCTTGCCACCGTCCAAGTATCGATCGGGGAGGCGAGCGCCTGATGTTGCCGAGCGACCCCGAAGCGGTGCGCGCCGCATTCCTGCGCTGGACGCTCGGCGACGAGGCGGCGGCCGACTTCCTCGCCGAGATAGCCGCGATTGCCCGCCTAGCCGACGACATCGTCGATGAGGACGAGAACCGGCAGAGGAATGTCTGCTGGCTCCTGGTCCGCACGCTGACGCGGCTGCCGCAGAACGTGTTCTTCAATCGCCATCTCGCCGCCCTGGCGCCGATCATTCACACCGTCATCGTTCAATGGGAACTTAGCGACGAATGGCGCTCCTCGCATGATGCTCTGAAGAGGCAATTCGGATTCGTGATGCGCGAGGCGGTCGGCTCCATAGTTACCGCTACAGCGGCGATCTGCGGCGGCTACGACCACGCCAAGACCACCACGGAAGACTTCTTTGAACTCTGCCATTCCGGCTCGCGAGAGACCGTCGAAGACTGGATAAAGGATTGACAAATGGGCCTTTACGGTAGCGCTCCGGAAGCTCCGGACCCGCAGGAAACGGCGTCCGCGCAGACCGCGACGAACATCGGCACGTCGGTTGCCAACAACGTCATGGGCAACGTCAACCAGGTCACGCCCGATGGCAACCTGACGTACACCTATACGACCCAGAAGTGGAAAGACCCGCTTAGCGGCAAGGAATACGATCTGCAGGTCCCGACCGCGACGCAATCGCTGTCTCAGCAGCAGCAGGCGATCAAGAACCAGACCGACGCCGCCGAACTGAACATGGCGACGCTCGCCAACAATCAGTCGGGCAAGCTGAACGACCTGTTAGGGAAGCCGATCAACATCGGCGGAGCTCCTGCGGGCGGAAACGCTGGCGGCATCGCGCTGCCACAGTACCAGCAGTTTGGCAGCGGGCCGAAGCTACAGACAAGCCTCGGCAATTACGGCAACGTTCAATCCTCAATCGCTGGCGCCGGTAACATTCAGAAGCAGGTTGCCGACAGCGGCCAGATCCAGAACCAGCTCGGCAATGCCGGCGACATCACCCGCAGCTATGAGACGGATTTCAGCGCCGACCGGCAAAAGGTCGAAGATGCGCTGATGCAGCGCCTGAACCCGCAGATGAAGCGCGATCGGGCCGCGCTGGAAACGCGATTGACCAATCAAGGCCTGCAGCCGGGTTCAGAGGCCTATAACCGGGCGATCGACGAAGCGAACCGATCTTCCACGGATGCGCGCCTCGGGGCCATCCTGAGCGCGGGGCAGGAGCAATCCCGCCTTGCCGGGCTCGCCAATCAGTCGGCAACCTTCCAGAACTCAGCCCAGCAGCAGGCCTATAACCAGCAGCTTGGCTCCGGCCAGTTCGCCAACTCCGCGCAGGCGCAGCAATACGCCCAGAACGCCAACAACATGCAGATGGGCAATGCCGCCCAGCAACAGCAGTTCGGGCAGAACCAGGCGCAGCAGCAGGCCAACAACGCCGCGCAGCAGCAGAAGTTTGGCCAAGGGCTGGCCGGTGCTCAGTTCGGCAACGACGCGCTGCAGCAGCAATATCAGAACCAGAACACGGCCACGGCCGGCAACAACGCCCTGCAGGACCAGAGCTTCAACTCGCAGCAGTCGAAGTTCAACATGCAGAACCAGCAGCGGGCGCAGTACCTGAACGAGCTCTACGCCCAGCGCAACCAGCCGATCAACGAAATCATCGGCCTCATGTCCGGCGCCCAGGTCAACAGCCCGAGCTTCGTCCCGACACAGAGCAACCCCATGCCGACTGTCGATTATGCCGGGCTCGTGCAGCAGGACTATGCGAACAAGATGGGCGCCTACCAGCAGAACCAGGCGGGCATCGGCAGCCTTATGGGTGGACTCGCCGGGATGTTCACGCTGTCGGACAAGACGGCGAAGAAGGACATCAAGAAGGTCGGCGGGCTCTATGAGTACCGGTACAAGGGCGAAGGCAAAAACGCTCCGAAGCGCATCGGCGTGATGGCGCAAGAGGTGGAAAAGGTCCGCCCCGACGCCGTGCGCAAGGGCGCTGACGGCTTCCGGCGGGTGAATTACGGCGCGCTGTTCGATGCAGGAAGGAAGAAATAAATGGCATATTCGTTCCTGTTCGGCGGCAATACCAAAGAGACGCCCGACACGCTCGCTCGCAAGCGTGAGATGGCGGACCTTCTTGCTTCCCAACTGATGGGGGGCACGCCGAAGAACGCCTATGAAGGCATCGGCGCCATGCTGAAGGGGGCAGCCGTGGGCATCGGCCGTCATCGAGACGGCAAGGCGGAGAAGGCCGGCCGGAGCGCCGCGGATGACCTGTTCAACCGGATCATCGGGCAAGCGCCTGACGTGAGCGCATCGAACATGCTTTCTCCGGGCATCAAACCGGCAAGCACGAGCCCGAGCGCAGGCGCCGGCGCGGCGGCATCTGTCAATGTTGACCCGTCCATCCGCGACGGCATCGCACAGACGGCGAGCGCCCTGGGCGTCGATCCTGTCGATCTGGCGACTGCTATCTCGTATGAAACCGCCGGCACCTTCGACCCGACCAAGACGGGACCGACGACCAAATGGGGCAAGCATCGCGGCCTGATCCAGTTCGGCGAGCCGCAGGCGCAGCAGTACGGCGTCAACTGGGACGACCCGGTTGGCTCCCAGCTTGGAGAGAATGGCGCCGTTGCGAAATATCTGCGGTCGACCGGCGTCAAACCGGGCATGGGCTTGCTCGACATCTATTCGGCTATCAACGCCGGCGGGGTAGGCCGTTACAATGCGTCCGATGCTGCCGCAGGAGGCGCACCCGGTACAGTCCGCGACAAGGTCGAGGAACAGATGGCCGGGCACAGAGCCAAGGCGCTCGCGCTGTTCGGGGGTCAGGGGCAGGAGGTCGCAAGTCTTGACCCGGCCATCGGCATGCCGCCGCAGACGTCGGCCGAGGCGGTCAACGCGATGGCTGCCGGAGGTGGTGAAGGTGGCGCACCGCCGCCGTCTCTCTCCGAGGAGGTCGCCGCCTTCGAACAGACACCGGAATATCAGGCACAATTCCCCGGCAGGAACGCGCAGCAGCCTTCGCAGGGACCAATCCAGAACGCTCCGCAGCAGCAGCCTGCCATTCCCCCGCAGTTCCAAGGCTCTCAGCAGCTCGCTAACGCGCAGGGCGGCATCATGCCGGCGCTGATGGACGGTTCTCCGGCTTCTCCCGAGCAGGTCGCACAGGCGCAGGCAATGGGGCAGCAACAGACACCGCCGCAGCAGGCACCGCAGCAGGCGCCGGCACAGGCCCGGCCGGACAAGATGGCTTTGCTTCAGGCTCTCAGCAATCCGTGGCTATCGCAGGAGCAGAAGGCCGTTCTGCAGACGCTTTACCAGCAGCAGGAGCAGGAAGAGCAAGCGGCTCGCGAGCAGCAGACATGGCTTCAGCGCCAGCAGTACGAGCAAGAAGTGCAGCGAAATGATCCGAAGTACCAGCTTGATCTGCAAAAGGGCCAGATCGAGCTCGAAGAGGCAAAGAAGCCCAAGCGACAGCCGCTGATCAATGCCGGCAACGGTAATGTCTACGATCCCAACCAAGATAAGTGGCTCACGGCTCCCAGCGGTAGCGGCGACGGAAGCTTTCGTTTCAACGGCAACTCTATTGAGGCTCAGGCCCTGAACGGCTTAATGGAAAGCGGACAGCTTACACCTGAGCAGGCACAGCAGCTTGCAGCGGGCAAGACGATTTCAGGTCCGAACGGCGAGATCATCTTCCTGACCCCGCAGGGCGTGTTCGGGCAGTCTTCCGCAGGCGATCAGCCGCAGCAAATGTCTGGGTCCCAGCCGGCATCCAATCAGCCACCGCAGCAGCAGATGCAGCCGCAGACTCAGATGCCCGGGCAAACGACACCAAAAGGTAACATCCAAATCACCCCTCCGAAGGTCACCGTCGACGAGAAGGAAGCGGCAACGTTTGCAGACCGAATGAACACATCCGGCGGGCTGATCGATCAGTTTGAGGGCGCCGGCCTTGGTGTCTGGGATCAGGCGGTACGCGGTAATGATTACATCCCCGATTTTCTCGAGAACTGGATGGTCAGCGATGATTTCCAGAATTTCGACCAGGCTCGGCGCGACTTCATCAATGCCCAACTGCGCCGAGAGTCGGGCGCCGTCATTTCCGTGGAAGAGTTCGACAACGCGAACAAGCAGTATTTTCCGCAGCCGGGAGACACCAAGGAAGTCCTGGAGCAGAAGCGCAGGAACCGACAAACGGTTGTCGACGGGATGAAGCGTTCTGCTGGCCCAACATATGGCCGGTCAAACAACGACGGCGGTGATCCATTGGGGATTCGATAATGCCAACCATTTCCGAGGTCCGACAGAAGTTTCCGCAGTACCACGATTTGAGTGACGATCAGCTCGCGGATGCGCTTCACCGGAAGTTCTACAGCGATATTCCTCGCGAGGAGTTCAATGCCAAGATCGGTTATGACGCCCAGCCCCGCCCGAGCGGCCGACACCTGTCTTTTGAGGAAGGTGCCGAAATGCTCGATCGGGAGGAGCGCATGGCGGGTCCCAGCGGCACCTTCGGGGCTGCCACGACTAGCTATCTCAACAGCATGCCTATTGTTGGCCCCATGCTTCTTGGCACCGCCCAGAGGGGTGCGGCGGCGCTGTCTTCCGCCTTCAACGGCGAGAGCTACGACGACAACCTGAAGGAAGCGCAGGCGATTACCGACGCTGCCCAAGCGGCCCATCCGTATGTATCTGCGGGTGCCGGAGTTACCGGTGCGGTGGCTGGAACTCTGCCGATGGTTGTCGCTGCTCCGGCCGCCTTCGGTGGGGGCAGTGCCGGACTACTTGCCCGTTCTGGCATGTCAATGCTTGGTGGAGGCGTCGTCGGTGGCACTGATGCAGCCGTGAGGTCCGGCGGTGATCTCGATGAGGTGAAGTTGGGATCTGGATGGGGTGCTGGATTAGGCTTGTTCGGACCAGCAGTTGGTAAAGCCGTGGGTGCTGGCGCACGGAAGGTAGCGGACGCTTACCGCACTGCACAGGCGGCAAAGGCGGCGGGCACTAGGGCAGGGACTATCAACCAACTTGCCAAGGCCATCGCAGGCGATGGCCTCGATGAAGCCGCAGTGCGGGCCCGACTCGACACTTTGGGCCCAGAGAGCATGATTGCTGACCTTGGGCCGAATACACAAGGTAAAGCTGCTGCCCTTGCAGCGATGCCCGGTCGGGGCCAGGAGGTGATGCGCTCTGCGCTCGAGGCAAGGCATGGGGGTGCGAACGCCCGTCTCGCAGCCACAGTTGACGAGACGCTAGGGCGCAATGTCGTTCCGTCCGAGATAGAGCGCGGGATCGAGGCCAATCAGCAGCTGCTGTCGCCGGTGTATAGGGATGCATTTAGTCAGGCGCGCCCCTACGACATAACGGCGATTACGCATGACCTTGACCGGTCGATCCAGACGTTGCGCGGTGACGCACAGCGAGCGCTTCATCGTGTCCGCGGGATGTTGAATGTCAATGGTCAGGATGTCGTTTCCAATGACCCACGGGTGGTGTTCCAGACACGCCAGGCAATCGACGGTGTACTCGCCACGGAAGCAAACCCGAAGGTCATCTCGGCCCTTACCGAGACGCGGCAGATGCTTGATGATGCGCTTACTCGTGCCGTTCCACGCATCAAAGAAGCGGATGCCGCGTATGCTGAGTTGGCACGTCAGCGGCAAGCCTTACAGCGCGGTCAGAGCGTACTGGACCATGGCCGCGCGGCTCCTCGGCCATCGGAGCTAGCCGCCGAGGTTCAGAAGGGTGCTCTTCCGCAGGGAATGCAAATCGGTCCCTCGGCGGTGCCGTTGAGGCTTTCGCAGGGGGCGAGAGCGGAAGTCGACCGAATCCTTGGCAGCAACGCGAACGATATCGCTCGCCTCAACAAGCTGGTGAAATCTGATGGCGACTGGAATCGTGCTCGACTGTCTCAGTTGTTCGGACAAGAGAAGGCTGACCGACTGTTTCAAGTCCTAGATAACGAGCTGCAATTCGCGAAGACACGCGATGTGGTTACTCGGAATTCTGAAACAGCACGCCGTCAGCAACACATTGCCGATCTTGGCGGAACGGAAGATCCGAACTTCGCACGCAATGCGTATGCGGCAGGGGGCACAAGCGGTGCCGTGCGAGCCGCCGGCGTGCGATTGGTCGACAGGCTTGCAAATTCGATCATGGGGGGGAGGCGTGAGGCTGCGAACGTTTCCTTGGCGGACGCGATGGTCAGCAATCGAACCGCTCTCGTTGATGCCATCGCCCAGGCGCAGCGGACCGGACAGAACCCTGCGCTGGTCGAAGCTCTGACAAAATCACTCCTGCTTGGAAGTGGAACCTCTGGGGCGCGATGACGGGTCAATCCAGATGATCAGGAGATACCCGGCTACCGCGAACAGCATCCCGAACAGGAAGCCATCTACGAAGCCTGGTCCGCCCCACTGGAACGTCGCCTGAAGGAACGACTTCAGCCCCCAAAGGATGAGGGCGGTGACCGCGATACAAGTGAATTGGACGACCCTAAGCATTCGCACAACATACACGAGTATCGTGGAAAATGAAGATGGCTCCCGGTCGAGCTTCAGTACCCACCGGGGCGGGAATATGCACTTCGGTTTCCGCATTTGTTGCCCGCAGCGTCGCGCTGCCAATCATATTGGCAGTTTCCACGGTACGGCGTGTAAGCTGGATAGGATGAGCCGCCGCCGCAGTTATTGTTCGCGCAGACGGCTACCGCGGTTCCCACCAATGCAACGGCCACGATAACCGCCGCAGCCTGATTCTCCCGCTGCACCATGCTGACGCATTCGATTGGGTCGATACGGCGACGCGCGAGCTCGGCGGTAAGCTCCTGCGTAAACGCGAGATCCGTATTCGTTATGAAAGTTCGACAGAGCGCTGACTTGCTCACACCCTCAGGATTTTTGCGAAAACCTGCCTGCGTCGTGGTGCAACTCGCCAACGCAAACGCCATCGCTGCGGCAATAGACAGCCGCCCCGCCAAGTAAAACTTCAAGATGTGCCCCCTCAATTCCCCTGACGCGCACTGAACAACTTATTGGCGACCAAAGTCAATAGAAGTTGAGATGAGACCAGGCTCCCTCGCGGGGCCTTTTTCTATGGAGAATGCCGATGCCTAGAACTGGCGGCGTATATAGCCCTCCTGCCGGCACGAAAGGCGTGTCCAACACGACCATTCAGAGCGTGCCGTACAACGCGTTCGTTGACGACCTGACGGCGGACGCCAACACAGCACGGCCGATCACTTCGGGCGGTACGGGGGCGACGACGGCCAGCGGCGCTCGCACTGCGATTGGGGCGCAGGCTGCAAGCGCCGCTCTGACATCGATCGCCGCTTTGACCACGTCTGCCGACAAGCTCCCTTATACGACGGCGTCCGACACATATGCGGTTACCACGCTTACCGCGTTCGGGCGTTCGCTTATCGATGATGCGGATGCGACGGCCGCCCGCTCTACCCTTGGCGTTGTGATTGGAACGAACGTCCAGGCATACGACGCGGGCCTCGCTTCCATTGCAGGACTGACAACGGCCGCCGACCGGATGATCTACACCACCGCGGCCGATACCTATGCTGTGGCGACTCTGACATCGTTTGCCCGCACCATCCTGGATGATGCTGACGCTACAGCGGCGAGGGCTACGCTCGGAGTGACGATCGGCTCGCAGGTGCAGGCATATGACGCCGGGCTTAATTCGATTGCGGGGCTTACGACGGCCGCTGACCGGATGATCTATACGACGGCCGCTGACACATATGCAGTCGCGACGCTCACCAGCTTCGCACGCACCCTGTTGGACGACAGCTCCAACTCTGCGGCGCGCACCACGCTTGACGTTTACAGCAAATCGGAGGTCGACGGCCTAACTTCGAGCTCAACGCCTGCCGGAACGGTCATCTTCTACGCGAAGAGCACCGCACCGACCGGCTACTTGAAGGCCAACGGCGCGGCCGTCTCCCGCACCACCTATGCCGATCTATTCGCCGTAATCGGAACCACTTTCGGGACCGGCGACGGTTCGACGACCTTCAACCTGCCGGATCTCCGCGGCGAGTTCGTGCGCGGTTGGGATGACGCTCGAGGTGCCGATAGCGGTCGCGTGTTCGGGTCCGCCCAGGCAGACGAGGTTCAGAGCCACCTGCACACCGTCAATCCCCCGAGCACAGCGACTTCCTCGGACACGCACGCGCACACCTATTCCGGTTCAACGAACACGACCGGCGCGCATGTGCACTCTGTCCCATATCAGGATCGCGGCTTCTCGGGCGGCACCATCAACAACGCTGAAAGCGGGGGCTCTACTGGCACGTTCAACACCGGCTCTGCGGGTGACCATGCCCACACCTATTCCGGCACGACCAGTTCCGACGTCCACAACCATACGGTTGACATCGCCCAATTCAACTCGGGATCGACCGGCGGCACTGAAACCCGTCCTCGCAACGTGGCCCTTCTGGCCTGCATCAAATACTGAGGAACGCTCATGCCTTTGACAGTCTACAATTACGACCCGAGCACGCTCGAATACGTGGGTGCTTCCGCGGCCGACGAGAGCCCTTTGGAGCCGGGGGTGTATCTCATCCCCGCCTATGCGACGGAAATCGCCCCGCCCGAATTCATCCCCGGCCATATCTTCAAGTGGGCCGGCAGTGAATGGGTGGCCGAAGCGATCCCGTCCCAGCCCTCCATCCACATGCCCGCGCTCTCAGCGCGTCAGATCCGGCTAGGTCTCGTCAGCAACGGCTTTGCGCTGGCCCAGGTGACCGCGTCCATAGAGGCGATGCCCGAGGGCGTCGAGAAGGAAACCGCCCAGATCGAGTGGGAATACGCGACAACCTTCGAGCGCATGCACCCGCTTATCGCCATGGTAGGCGCCGCGCTCGGCCTCTCCGACGACCAAATTGATGCCATGTGGGCGGCCGCCGCCAGCCTCTGAACCCAAGGACATCGCTATGTCGTTCGAACAGTGGCTGCAAAGCCGGCTGACGGCTCACCTGTGGCCGGTCGGCGCTATCGACGGAGAGATTGGACCGGTCACTGTGGCGGCTCTCAAAGGCTTCCAGAAGACGAAGGTCCTGAAGGTTACCGGAGTAGCCGACGAGGCGACAATCGCCGCCCTGCGCCTTCCTGCGAGCGCTGTGCCTACTCCGCTTCCCGAGCGGGACGAGGAACCGGCCAAGGAAGTATTCCAGTCGTCAAAGACAGTGTGGCCTCGCCAATCGCAATGCATGTCGTTCTACGGGCCTGTCGGGCAGAACCAGACCGCAATAGAGATCCCCTTCGATATGTTCCTTGCCTGGGACAACGGGACTCGTGTTCGCAAGATGACGCTTCACCAGAAGGTCGCCCCGTCTGCGCTGAAGGTGTTGCACCGCGTCCCGGCCATCTATTCGGCGTCAGAGCGAAAGGCTCTCGGGCTGGATCTGTTCGGCGGCTCTCTGAACGTCCGCAGAATGCGCGGCGGCTCGTCCTATTCGATGCATAGCTGGGGCATCGCAATCGACTTCGATCCGGAGCGGAACGGCCTCTACACGAAAAAGCCCGACGCTCGCCTCTCTCATCCTGACGCCGTTCCGTTCTGGGTGGCTTGGGAAAGCGAAGGATGGCTCTCGCTCGGGCGCGCGAGGGACATGGACTGGATGCACGTTCAGGCCGCCCGCCTCTAACCCCTCCATCAAAGGAACAGACAATGCGTTCACTGATTCTCGCATCGGTGGCGGCGCTTTCGCTCGCCTCCTGCACGACGACCGGCTCGATCGACACCGCGATCAAGAACAGCCTGCCGAAGACCTGCGCGCTTCTCGAAACGGCTCATGCTGCATTCATCGCGGCTTCCGCCTCCGGCAACATCAAAGCAAAGACTCTCGCCAAGGAGAAGGCCGCCTACGACGGTGTGCGGGTCATCTGCGCCGATCCAGGCAGCGTCACGGCAGCAAATGCCCTCGTGGTAGCGGCAACGGCATACGCGACGGTCTCGCTCGCCCTGCGCGAAGCCAAAGCGGCGGAATAAGGAGAGACCACCGTGAACATCTCGAAAGCCATTGCCGCCGCCGCTGGTGGCGCGCTGACCGGAACGGCCGGTCTCCCTTTCATGCCGGAGGGCACGCCCTGGTATGGCTACCTGGCGCTCTACGCGCTGACGATCGGGCTGCCGGCGCTGCTGACCTACATCGCGCCGAAGAACACGCAGTAACGACACAACAGGCCGGCTCTCATTCTCGAGTGCCGGCTCTTCCACCGTTGCATTGCATTACGAGGGCAGGGGCTTGGCTGAAACACAGGAACCCGAGAAGATGGTAGCAACCCCGAAATGGAGGTTCGAATACAACCTCAATACCCTGGCCCTTCTCGTCGGCTTCGGCAGCAGCCTGGTCGCATGGGGGATGACATGGGAGAGGGTCGGCGCCAATCAGGATTCGCACGCGTCATCGATCGATAGGCTCGATAAACGAGTAACAGCCGCCGAAATCTCACTCCGGCAGATCGACAATCACGAGCTGCGGATCTCCGCGGTGGAGAAGCAAGCGGCCGAAGCGGCTACATCGATGCGGGCGGTGGAGACCACGCTCAACGCCCTCTCAGCCGATACCCGCGTCATGCGCGAGATATTGCAGCGGATCGAGGCCAGCCAGCGCGACGGCGCTCAACTGCGGCCTTGA